CATTATTCACGAAGTTGTACACGACATCGCCCCGATTCATGGTGATTCTCGTTCGGTTGAACTCTATGAGAAAAGAGATGCCACAGAAGGTCTCTTTAATGACTGGGAATATGGTGCCGAACCCGTCTATCACATTAAAGAATCTAATAATAAATAATTAATAATCTTTTGACCAAAGTGGGATGTGGCCGAAGTAACACGAGTATCCAGAGCCTTCAAGGATATCAGCCTCTCATTTGAGCCACATCCCGTTACTCGTGATCTTCCGGTACTCAAGAACGAGAACGCCATTAATCGATCTATTCGTAATCTTGTAGAAACGATTCTAACCGAGAGATTCTTTAATTCCACACTCGGTTCGAACATAAGATCCGGAATGTTCGACATCATTGATTATGCATCATCATCTCTTATAGAGGATCAAATCGAGATTCTGATATCGAACTATGAACCCAGAGTGAACAATGTACGAGTTCAGGTTGATCCCAGACCCGATCTCAATGAATACGAAATAACAATTACCTATACAATTATTGGTCAGAGTATTCCGGCTCAACAGTATTCGTTCATTCTAGAGGCGACACGATAAAATGCCCTTCACCAAATTTTCAAATCTCGATTTTGATCAAATTCGAGTGTCCATCAAGGACTATCTGAGAGCCAACTCAAACTTTACGGACTTTGATTTCGAGGGATCGAACTTTTCGGTCCTCATTGATATGTTGGCCTATAATACCTATATCACGGCATTCAATGGAAACATGAGTGCCAATGAGGTATTTCTTGATTCGGCCGTTCTCAGAGAAAATGTTGTTGCCAGAGCCCGAGAAATCGGTTATGTTCCGGGATCCAGAACCTCGGCAGGTGCCATTGTATCCTTTGGAGTACAACCAAAGAGTACCACCAAGACTCTGACGCTCAAGGCCGGACTTGTTTGTACAGGAGATGCATCTGGAACCAATCATGTGTTCTCGATTCCGGACGATGTAACCGCAAGTGTGAAGAACGGTATTGCCCAGTTTTCGAATCTTGCCATCACAGAAGGAACTCTTCTCAAAAAACAGTTTGTTGTTAATGGTTCTCTTGATCAAAGATTCATTCTCGATAATTCCTATATTGATACATCGACCATAAGAGTTCATGTGCGAGCATCTGATGAGACCGGAATCGGATCACTCTATAATCGCGTTGATAATATCTTCAAAATCGATGGAACATCCGAAATCTATCTGGTTCAAGAAATAAGAGACGAAAAATATGAACTTCTCTTTGGTGATGGAAGATTTGGTAAAAAACTGGAAAACGGATCTGTTATTACCGTAACCTATCTAATCAGTGATGGTGTACTCGGTAATGGTGCCACATCATTTTCATTTAATGGGACATTTGTTAATGAGAACGGTGTCACCGAAATTCCGAACAATACCATAACCATCACAACTCTACAGTCTGCCAGAAATGGATCAAATATCGAATCCATTGATTCCGTTAGAGGTTATGCTCCACGACTGTATGCCTCACAATATCGGGCGGTTACACCACGAGACTATGAGGCTCTGATAAAAACCGAGATTTATAAGAATGCCGAATCAATCTCTATTGTTGGTGGTGAAGAAATGAATCCACCTCAATACGGAAATGTGTTCATTAGCATCAAACCAAAGAACGGAACCTTTATTTCTGATTTTGATAAGCAGTACATCAAAAATAAACTCAAGAACTATTCCGTATCCGGAATTAATCCCGAAATTATTGATCTCAAGATTCTTTATATTGAAATTGATTCATCGATTTATTACAACTATTCAACCGTTTCTAGTTCTGATGATTTGAGAACCAGAATAATCTCTAATCTCAACGAATATGCCAGTTCAACAGAACTCAATTCATTCGGCGGTAGATTTAAATATAGTAAGGTTCTTGGTGTCATTGATAATACCGATGCTTCGGTGACATCCAATATTACAAAGGTCAGAATAAGAAGAGATCTCAAGGCCCTCATCAATAAACCGACACAATATGAAATTTGTTTTGGCAATAAGTTCCATGTGAATCCGGCAGGTAAGAACATAAAGTCCACCGGATTCAAGATTCAGGGTGTTTCGGATATCGTTTATTTCACGGATACTCCAAATTCCGATCTCAAGACCGGAACAATATCAATCATCAAAGAGATTCCGATTAGTGTCTCGAACGAACTCAAGACTCCTGTTGTTGTCCAATCTGCCGGTACCGTAAACTATGAGACCGGTGAAATCATGTTGGGTGCTCTGACCATAACCTCAACAGATCTTGATCAGGACATTATAGAGATTCAGGCATATCCGGAATCCAATGATATTATTGGCCTGAGAGATCTTTATCTATCATTCAGCATCGAAAAAAGCTCAATAAATATGATTAAAGATGTGATTACATCCGGAGATGATGTTTCCGGTACTTCATTTTCGAGATCGGACTATTATAGATCTAGCTATTCAAACGGGGAACTAAAGAGGTTGTGATATGATACAGGCCGGTACTGAGGCAAGAGTCAAGATTCAACAGATTATTGAGAATCAACTTCCGAGTTTTATATTGGAAGAGAGTCCAAAGACAGTTGATTTTCTGAGGCAGTACTATATCTCTCAGGAGTATCAGGGTGGTCCTGTTGATATTCTTGAGAATCTGGATCAGTATATCAAACTCGATAATCTCATTCCCGAAGTTGTTGTCGGATCAACGGTTCTCACTAATGATATTGATGTAAAGTCTGATGTCATTAGTGTGACATCAACGAAGGGATTCCCTCAGAACTATGGTCTAATCAAGATTGATGATGAGATCATTACATATACCGGTATTACCACAAATACCTTTACCGGTTGTATTCGAGGTTTTTCTGGTGTAACCTCATATCATCAAAATCTAAATTCAGAAGAACTCGTATTCTCAACTTCTCAGGCGTCTTCTCATACTGCTCAAACGAGCATAAAGAATCTGAGTTCACTCTTTTTGCAAGAATTTTATAAAAAAATCAAGTATTCTCTTACTCCGGGCCTTGAGAATCTTGATTTTGTTCCGGATCTCAATGTTGGCAATTTCATCAAGAGTGCCAGAACACTTTATGAATCTAAGGGAACCGAAGAATCATTTAGAATTCTGTTTAATGTATTATTCGGTGAGACACCCAAAGTTATTGATCTTGAACAATTTCTCATTAAGCCTTCATCGGCATCATATTTGAGACGTGATGTTGTTGTTGTCGATGCCATCTCTGGCGATCCACTGAATCTTGTTGGACAGACAATCGCCAAAAAGAACGATCCGACAACCACTGCAGCCATTTCCGAAGTCGAAACAATTGGTCGTGGGGGTAAAACATATTATAAACTTCTTCTTTTTGTTGGTTATGATGATGCATTCCCGACAATTACGGGAACATTCACGATTACTGGTAGCACTAAAAATTTAAATATCATCAATATTGGATCCTCCACAATTACGGTAGATTCCACAATAGGATTCCCGGAATCCGGAACACTGTATTCCGGTGATAATATAATCACTTATACATCAAAGAGTATCAATCAGTTCTTTGGTTGTAGTGAAATAACCGAGATAATTCCATCAAATTCTATCATTCGATCTGATGAAACCTATTATGGTTATGAGAACGGAGATCTAACCAAAAAGGTTGAATTTAGAATTACCGGAGTTCTTTCTGACTATACGAGCCTTACCGATAATTCTGTTGTCGAAGAAGGCGAGTATATTGGAATCAGAAATCTTGGTGAGGACATCAAGAATCCAATTGATAATCCCACATACAAAGAAATATTCGCAAACAGCTGGAACTATAATACAACCTCAAAGATCGCAACGGCATCGAATATTAATTTTGAATATTCTGATGTTGCATCAGATGTTCAGAACACTTATAATGAAAATGATGAGTACATGTATGTCGCCTCAAATTCATTACCATCATATCAAATAACAAACAAACTTTTCTCTTATAATGC